CGGCGGTGTCGGAGCCGAGGTCAACGACCTTGGGCGAGGCGTCGATGGTTCCGGCCGCATCGGCCGCAACAAGACCGGCGTCTTTCAGTTCAAGCGCCGCGTCGAAGGTGTAAGAACGGGACATTGGTGGTTCTCCTTAAAGCTGCGCTTAGGCCGCGATGGGCGCGTCGGTGATCGACGTGAGGCGGGCCGCTGCGTAGGGGTTCTCGATGACCATGCCCATGTCCCATTCGACGCGGGTGCGGTGCGCGGGCTTGTCCTCAAGCTCGCCGAGGTCCTTCGTTGCAATCGGACCGGATTGAATGCCCCACAGATGGCCTTCCATCAGCGAGACGCAGTAGATCGAGGTCGTGACCGCGCCGCCGCCGCCATAGGCCACTTCGTTGAAGGGCAGGATGCGGGCGTCGGGGCCGACTTCGTAGCCAACCAGCATCGGGATGCCGTTGTAGCTCGTGACCGGGCGGCCGAGGTCGTCCTTGGTCAGTTGCACGTTGCCCGCGAGCGTCTGGTTGCGCAGGAGCGCCTTGAAATGGACGTCGCGGAACTTGCGGTTGACGATGAGGTGGGTCGGGTTGACGACCGAGGCGATGAGCTCGTCCAGCTTGGAGAGGGAGAGCGCGGCGCCGCCGGAGCCGTCGGCGTTGCGGAGAAGCTGCGTGCCGGTGAGGCGGCGCTGAAGACCGTCGAATTCACGGGGCTGCGAAGAGTTGTTGCCGCTCAGGATCACGTCGGTGACCGAGCGCGACATCTGCTTGATCTTCTTGTTTTCCTCGCGCGCCCGGCGGCCTTCGCCATGGGTGCGGAGCAGGAAGTTATCGACGTCGGCTTCACCGCCAGCGATGAACAGGCTTTCGACCTGCGGGTTCTCGACGCCGATGTCCGGGGTGTAGCTCTCGTTGACGCCGCGGAAGGCGATGCCCGGCAGCGTGTCTTCGAGGTTGTACTTGTAGGCCGAGCCGGTGATGGTCTCGAACGGCATCGCGTTGAGAATGTCCGAAGAGTCGGCGAACAGTTCGGTGACGGCGCGCGTCATCTCGTTGTCGGCCGCCTTGGCGTATTCGTTCAGGGTCATTACCTGCATTGGTCCGGCTCCTATTTACCGCGGTTCCGAATGGCCTTGAGTCTGGCGGCCCCGCGCAATCCTTCGAGATCGTCTGTCTGGTCGCCTTTGCCGGCCGTGCCATCGAGGCTGGCCAGAAGCTTCTCGACTTCGATCACTTCGTCCGCATTTGTGATGCCGCGCTGAATAATTTTGGACGCACCGGCGCCGAAGGTTGCTTTCAGCGCCTTGTTGAGGTTTTCGATCCTCGTGCCGCCGGAGACTTTTTTGCCTTCGGCGTCCGTCGTTTCCAGTTTCTCGACCTCTTTGTTGCGCCGGGCGGTCTCTTTTTCGGTCGCAGCGGTCTGAGTTTGCGTGATGTTGCCCTTGATCGCTTCGGCATAGAGTTTCACGAGGCCGGAAGCCGCGGCCTGCGAAAGTTTGTTTTCGTGCAAAAAATCACGGAAGGATTTCGCCAGAGGATCATCGGCGGAGAACTGAAGCGGGTCGCCGTTCTCGTCTTTCAGGCCAATGTCGTCGGGAATGGTGAGGTCGTATTTATCGGGGCTGTCAGGTACCTCGGGGGCTTCTTTTTCCCCGTCCTTGCCCTGATCCTCGCCGTCTTTCGCTTTGCCGTCGTCTGCGGGCGTTTCTTCCGCCGCAATCGACTTGCCTTCTTCCTGCTGGTCTTTACCGGCTTCATCGCCAGCGTCATTGCTCTCGGTCTGCGTCGTGTCCTGGTTGGTGTCCATTCTTTCCGCCGTCCATCATTTGAATGATCTGTTCGGCGAAAATCCGGCGTGCCTGCTGCTCCATCCACGCACCTTCGGTCTCAACGCGACTCGTATCGCAGACGATCATCGCGAGGTATTCGCGAATCGCGTCCCCTTGTTCGGTCTGCGAAATGCTCTGAAAGGCCGCCTGAGCGTTGCCTGTCACCGTTTTCCGGTCGCGCTTTTCGGTCCCGCGCAGACTTCTAAAGCTTCGGCGTCCCGCCATTTTTCCCTCCGCCAAGGATGTTGAGAATGTCCGGCTGCTCGCTCGGTTTCTTGAGCTTCACCGTGGTGTCGCCAAGCTTTTCCTGCCACGCCTCAGCCGTTTCATAGGCGTCGATCGATGCGATCCCGGCTTCACCGAAGATGCCGACGATGGACTCCGCAAGCTGAACGCCGCTCGAAACCTCATCGACGTCCGACGCCTTCGACATCGGCGAGATGAATTCTACATCAACGACCTCGCCGCCGATCTCGATGGGCTCCAGTTCTCCACGCCGAGCGAAGACGTAGGCGAAGCGCTGGAGGCAGGGCAGCACATACTCGCGGTAGATGCGGCGCCGGGCCTGCCGGCGCTCCTTGCGCGCTTCCTCGGACAGCCATTGCGTCGCCGTCGGCGGGGTATCGCCACGCTGGAAGGGGCCGTCCTGATAGAGGCAGCGCTTCACCCGCATCTCGAGCTTTTCACGTTCGAAAAACAGGTTGTTGTTGTTCTTGGCCTGATAGAGCGGCTCCGGGGCGTCGCTGCCGTCACGGCGCGGCAGGAAGTCGCCGGGCTCGACTCCGCCCTCGGGATTGAACTCGCCGTCATTCACATAGGAGAACGGCGGGTCCACTTCCTTGCCCAGCCCCTTCAGGTTGAGGTAGGCAAGCTCGTCAAGAGTTCTCGCTGGCGCCATCGCCGGATCAGCCGGGCCAGGACCCCATGCCGACGGCGGCGAGTTGCGCCAGCGAGCCACCAACACGGGCGGCGGAGCACCGCGTGGCAGAACTTTTTCCTGCACCACTTCGTTTTCGGCCATGACGAACCAGACCCAGCGCATCCCTTGGGTGTTCCAGCGCTGGTAGCAGCCCTGAATGATGTGGATCAGTTGGTTCGGGTCGTTGTTCTTGCCGAGCAGCGCCTTGGAGAAATCGACGTCGGGGAACTGCACCTTGAGATTGCGGCGCGGGATGTAGAATTCGTGGGCGCGGCCGTCGAGGTCGTCATAGGCGCCCTCATCGAACAGCAGCGAACCCATGAGAACGGGGATGCAGCGCACCGGCAGAGTCGCGCGCTGCTGCGGAATAACGATCCCCGCGGCTCCTCCGGCGACGTCTTTGAAAATCTCGTCCTGATGCTCGTAGAAGTTCGTTTTCCGGATCAGGTCGAAGAGGCTGTCCTGATACCGCTTCAGCCCTTCCTTGAACTGGCCTTGCTCCGCCGCCGCCAGCGCGCGGCCGGGCTTCATCTTCACCCAGGGCTTATAGTCCGGAACGAAGTAATCGACCTGATCGGACGCGAAGTCGATGACCGAGGTTTGCAGCGTCTCGTCGAAAAGCTCGTCCACCTTCGCCGTGTTCTGGATCGTCCGGCTCGTCCGAGTCCCGACGCGGGGACGTTCGGGGACGCCCATCTTGTAGAACTCGTTGATGCGGTCGGAGACGCGGCCGCGGTCGCGGCGCATCGTGGCGATCCGTCCGATGAGGGGGTTCTTGTCAGCCATGCCTTACCTGAGCGCGATGGAGCGGGCCGCACCGGCGTTGCGCTGAGCAATGGCGCCGGCGAAGCTGTTGCGGTTCGGGAGGTTCGCGATGGAGCGCTGGCCACTGAACGCGGCGAGGCGGCCGAACTGGCGGATCACGGCGCGGGTGTCGGCGGAGAGACCTTCCTGCGTCTCCTCGATGCGTCCGGCCTCGGCGCGCTGCTCCGCGGCCTCACGCCTCGCTACGGTCTCCGGGTCTTCCTTCGGCAGTTTCGCCTTCACGCTCATTTTTCGGCCCATGGATGATTTCAGCGTTTTCGCGCTTCAACATCCGGATCAGGGCCATCGGTCTCCACGCACTACCCCGCAAACCGATGATCCGGGAAACCGTCGATGAGCATGTCTGGAATATGCGGTTGGCGTAGCTGTCGCCCGGCCCCGCCATGACCTTGTAGATCACCGGCTCCTCGAGCAGCAGTTGAGCGAGGAACGACTCGAGCTCGTCATCCGTCATCACGGCGACCAGCGTCCGGTCCTGCGCCGGGTTCACCACGATCCACCGCTGCGATTGCAGGACGTAGCCGTAGCAGAGCACATGGCGGCACCACGGCGGCGAGAACAGGTCCCACCAGTGCTGTACCCCACGGGGGAGGAAGGCGACCTGCCACCGCCGGGGCGTTCCCATTGGATGATCGGGAATGTCGATCGCATGGCTCACGCCCGCGCCCTCACACGCGAGAACGGCGACCGGCTCGACCGCGCCGCGATCTTCGGCGGCGTCCGGTCGGCGGCGGGGGTCTCCACAATCGAATAATTTTCACCGCCGCCCCACCACGCATATTCCGCGGACTCCATGACGTCGGCGTGGTTGTTCTTCTTCAGCTTGGACTCCATCACCATGTCGCCGTCGCGCTTCACGGTCTGCATCACGGCGCCGCCGTCGATTGCCGCAAGGAACGTCGGCATTCCGACAGGACAGATCAGCAGGCGAGGGGAGCCATACTCACCGGCGGCGAGCAGCTTCTTGCCGGTCTCATGCCGGAGGTGCGGGTTGTCTTTCTTGGCCGGCGTCCGAAACTGAAGCCCCATCTCGCCAAGGATCGTGTAATAGGTCTCGGTCTCGTCGGTTGACGCCCAATCCCCGTAAGGATCGCCCCAGAGGACGACGCCGCTTTCCGTGTACCAGGGAAAATGCGTCTTCAGGACGTCGAGCATGTAATCGCCCTGCTTCCGCGCGCTCCGGAGGTTCGGCTGCGTCCGGGCGTTCATCTCGAAATAGCCGCGCCACTGGTTGTTGATCTTCTGCCAGAACGTGGCGCCGCCATTCAGTGACGGGTCATAGCCGATGATCGGGGGCACGCCCTTCACCGGCCGCAGGCGCTCCTTGGCGACGTGCCATGTCTTCTTGAAATCTGGATAACGGGGAGTCCCTGACTTCGCGATGACCAAGAGGTTCATGTAATCCCGCTTGATGTCGTCGATGTCGCCGGTGGCGCACATCGCCAGAATCTCCTCGACCTGTTGATAGGGGAGGTTCTCGGCTTCGGGGTTGATCTCGAACGTCTTGATCGAACCATCGACGTCGAAAACCGGCAGCACGACACCGGGCTGCATGAAGAATTCCCAGTCATCGGGCTTCCGGTATTTGCGGTGGTCGTCGGCGCTCGCCCCCGGCGGCAACTGCGGATCATTCGGGAACTTGCGCGTCAGCGGAACCCAGTGATCGTTGGTCCGCGGCGCGTTCATGTCCATCCGGCAAATCTTCTTGCGGTTGTAGGACGGGCAGTCGATGCGGCGGGGGAAGCGTCCGGCGCGCTGGCGGCCGGCGAGGAACAGCCGGTGTTGCGTGAACTGCCCCTCGTTGAAATTGACCGTGGTGTATTCGGTGGACCGGAGCTTCTTCAGGACCTTCTCGCTGTCGTCCTCGAACGCGAAGAACTCCACCTCGGCTTCAACATCCAGAAACTTCATCTTGTGGATCGCGGGCATCGACCCCTGGATGTCGCCGTAAATCTCCTCGGGGAACAGGTCGCGCCACGTCCGCATGATCCCGCGCTCAAGCTCCCCTCGGTGGAGCGGATCACGAGGTGGCGCGAGCGCCGGATCC